AGATAAACATCTATCTGGTATTGTATTAACTGCAAATGCTATTCCATGTAAAAACTCACCATGATATTTTAAATGATTGTGTGTAAACTCTTTACGTACCCAACATTTAAAATGTGGTATGTTACTAATTAAAAACGAAATTTAACATCTCCATCTACGTCTTGCTTGTCTTAATCTTGAATTAGGATTCTTAGCTGCTTTAGGAAATTTTTTCATTTGTCCTGCAGACCTAGCACAATAACTCTTTCTTCTTGAAGCTCTTTTACCTGTAGGTTTCTTTTCAGTTACTGCTGTTTTTAATTTACTACCAGGATTATTTCTTCTATATTTAGCTACACCTTTAGCAGTCATGCCTGCACCTTTTTTAGTAGGTCTTTTATCTCCACTCTTAATCGACATGCCCTTCATGCCTTTACCTTTAATCTTTTTTTTCTTAGGCATTTTCTATTTTAGATTCTTCTTTTACTTGAGCTTCAATAGTACCTTGTACTTGAGGTCCTTTTCTAGCTGCACCATAACCTTGTCCGGTTGGTCTACCTACAATATTATTTAAATCATATTTCTTTCCGGTTCTACCTTGGCCACCTTCTATAATTGTTTTACCTACAAATTGTCCCATTAGTTACATCCTCCATAAATTGAAGCAACAAATTTATTACCTATGCTGCCACCTTGTTTAGCTTTTATTGTTTTTATTTTTATATTTTTTTTATTTTTATTTTTTTTATTTTTTTCTTGTTGTTTTTGTAATTCTTTTTTTATTAAATTATTATATGATTTTTTATCAGCTACTTGCATACGTGATTTTGGTTTAGCTTTTGCTTCTTCTAAAAATCTTTTCTTTGCAGCTTTAATAGCTTCACTTTCAGATAGACCTTCTTCTCTAAACTGTTCTACTAAATCTTCTAATGACTGTGGCATTATTAATTTCCTTTATATAAAGAAGCAACAAGCTTATTACCTATACTTCCACCTGTAGATTTTTTAATTAATCCACCTCTTTTAAAAGGCTGCTTCTCACCTATTTGTTTATTAAATTCTTTTCTAAATTCTTTTTTAGATAATACTACATCTGGTGCAGTTTTTTTTGATATTACTCTTATAAGATTTCCTATTGGATTAGGAATCTTACCTTTTTTAAATCTTTCTTTTAATTCTTTTTTAGTACCTACAGGTACTTCGTCTCCTTCAAAATTTCTAGTATAAAATTTTTGTTTATATGCTGAAAATGAATCTTCAAAATCAGGAGCTCCTTTTTTAGATTTTACAGCATTTTTTGCAGAGCCTTTTAATTTTTTATCAGCCATTACTTGCCTCCTTTATCATAAAAAGATTGTACAAACTGATTACCATTATTAGAAATTTTACCACCATATAACTGATAGGCCATGCCTCCACCTTTCTTATTCATAACCTTACCACCTTGTTTTTTAAATCCCATATTATTTCTTACTCCTGTAGGTAGCTTACTTAAACCTATACCTTTATTACCTGCAGGTACATCTTTTAAATTTTTCATATTATTGCCTCTTGTTACTTGTAAATTTATATTACTTCTACTAATACTCATTAATCTGAACCTTTAACTACTGGTGTTGGGCCACCTAATGGATTAGCAGGACTTTGCATATCATCTCTTCTAGTTCTTCTAGATTGATTTCTTAATGCATTAATTGAACTCTGATACTTTTGTTCCATTGTAGGAACTAAAGAAAAGTTTTTCATGAATATCATTGACTCTACCATACATGCATCAAATAAAGCATTATAACAAAACTCGCTAAAATAGTTTGATGTGGTAGCACTTGCTCCTGTAGCACTAGATAATGCTAAAGGTCTTTTTGTAGTTTGTATCTCACCAGTTAATGCTGAAGCTGGTGTAGGTACTATATAAATTTCTGTGTTATTTTTTCTTGAATAGTATCTTGGTGTTCCTGTTGATGCACTTGCATGAGGAAAATAATCTATTGCATATTCGTATGTTCGTTGTAATAATGGTGTTATATTAGATGAAGCACTTGTTTTATAGTTTACATTTCTAACTACTAATGTACCTTCTGGTACTGTTACTATAGGGTCTCCTGCAGTAAAACTAAAACTAGAATAATTATCTAAACCAAAATCATCTAGTTCTTTCATTAATCTACTTTCAGCTCTTTCTACAATATTAGATATTTGTGATTCATATTCACTAGAATCATTCTCTGTAGTATTTATTAAATCTGTTTTTAAAAACGAATACGAGGGCATGTATTATCCTACTATTAAAGTTATACCACCATTAGCACCAGGTGTAGAAACACTTACTGTTCCTCTACATCTAATACCAAGTTCTCCTATATAAATATCTGCTTGCCCACTTGCCGGAACTTGAAACTTAATTTTACTTCCTTTAGAGTCTTCAATATCAATAGTACCATTAACTGTTGAGTAAGCATGTATTGCTAAAATTCGTGTGTCACCTTGTGTAGTAACAGCTACTCCAGTTCCTTGTATAAATTTTGACGTAATATTTGTTGTCATTTTAATTCCTTAATGTTAGTATAGGAAGGCAGAGTAACTCATACCTTCCCATAATTTACTATTAGACTCCTGGGTTTCCGATATACCCTCTCCAGTCAGATACACCAAAAGAATATCTTTCTCTTGCCTTAAATCTGATGTTTCCGGTATCGAAATCAGGTTCCATTTTTGTTTGTAAAGGTGTTCTAGTGAACATCTTAGTACCATTTGGAACGTCAGTTTTTATGAAATACGCATCTGGGTCATTAAATCTTCTGTTTACAAAGAAGCCATTAGGAACTAGTCCCATGTTCTTTAAACTGTTGATGTCATTGTCTGCACTTCCAGTTGTACCTGGGGTGTTTAAAATTACATCAGCAACGAAGATTAATTCGTTAGGTACGTGTAATGATACTGCTCCTGCTCCAATCAAAATACCTCTATCATCTTTAAGTTGTTGTACTTGTATTAAAGATGTTTCAAGTGTAGTTTGAGATAAGTCAGCATTAGTGCCATTGTTTGCATAATTGCTTTGTGTTCCACCAACAACTACTGGGTGAGCAGTGCTTATAAAAGCCTGTCCATCACCAATAGCAGTAGCACCAGCAGTAAAAGCATTATTGAAAACTGAAGCAGCTTTCTGTTGCTTTGTATTTGCCATTGCTCTTGCTAAACCTTTTGCTCTTAACTTTGAAAAAGTGTCATAGAGGTTGTCCTCCATTGCTTCTTCTGTAATTGCAAAAGCAAGTGCGATTGTTTCATTTTGATATCTAGCGACATAACTTTCGCTTGCATTATCAAAAGATACAGCAGCACCTTCTAATTTAGTTGGGGCAGTACCAAATCCTGTAAAGAGGACTTCCTCTTCAAAAGACCTGTCTGAGTTCTCTACATCATATAGAGGCTCATGTTCATTGTTAACTTCTCCATACTCCATTCCAAAGACTGCATTCAATCCAGGAAGGAGCTCTTTACTAATAGCAGCTCTATTTATAGCCATTTTATATTATCCTTTCCTAGTTATTATACAGATGTTGAAACTTGAGCTTTCACAAAATTACTTCTGTGTCCACTTAAATAAACTTCAACAATTGGGTATTGGTCAGTATCAGTTACATTACCATTGACAGAATCGCCATCTAAGTCTTTTCTACCAACAACTCTTGCATGTGCACCTATTTCGACAGCAACTCCAACTGGAGCTCCTACTAATCTATAGTTTGATTGTCCTGTAAGTGTGCTACCAGCAGCAGCTCCACTTACTGTAGCTGTATAGCTATTTACGATACCAATCTCTCCATCCGATAAAGTAGAGTCTGCTTGTACGTAATAAGTTTGTGCAGGGTCTGTAATGACATGAAGTTTGACATCAGTAACACATGTTCCACCAGGAAAAAATCTAGAAAATTTTGGTTCTCCATTTTCTACATATTGACATCCTTGGAAAACACCAGAAGGCTTCAATGATGTTGAAGCTAAAGGTGTTATAGTTCCACCAGTATCAATAACAATCAAATCTCCAGCAAATATATTATTTGGAAGAAGGGCTGTTATAGCGATAGCTGAGTTGGAAACAGGTTGTACTATCTGTCCGTAACCTTCACTGTTCGGCTGACCATCTCTTTTTCGAGCAGGGAGAAAACCAAATGGATTAAAAGTTGTAGCCATTATAATTCTCCTTAAATAAAAAAAAGTTGATTAAAAAA